CTGCTGGCATTACCAAGTCAGACATTTCAGCGTTTTGGAAGGTGCAGCCGTTTGACTTGGGACTTTCCAACAACAATGGCGTGACTATGCACGGTAACTGCGACCTTTGTTTTTTAAAAGGCGGCGCACAGGTGTTATCCCTAATAGCGGAGAAGCCAGAACGTGCGGTATGGTGGGCGAGGATGGAAGCGTTAGCGTTAGCGTTAGCGTCCAAGCCAAGCGGTGCGGTGTTTCGTTCCGACCGGCCTTCTTACTCTGCAATGGTTAAATATGCAGCAGAACAATCCGATATGTTTGACCCTAATGAAGAAGCCATTGCGTGCTTCTGCGGAGACTGAAATGAATATTGAAGACATACAAGGCTTGCGCGAATTGGCGTTTTCTTTAGGCGTAACGCTGGAGCAGGAGCGTTTGCAATCAAAGGCCAAGACTGCTTTCTTGAAACGATTGGTAACGCCGGACGATCTTGGTAACCAAATCCCCGTCGAAGTGCGAATCCTTGCCTACGACCTTTTACTTAACGAACTGTGAAACAAAACATGAAACAATTAATCCTACGCCCATCAAGTGCAGCACGCTGGATAGCTTGCCCTGCATCAGCACGTTTATCGGAGAACGTACCCTACGAGCCAGCCGGTGAGGCAGCGCAGATTGGCACTGCCATCCACTCGCTAGCAGAGACTTGCTGGCAGCTAGATCAGGACCCTATGGACTATGTGGGCAAGACCATTGATGGCATTGTTATCACGCAAGAGAACGCTGAATTCGCCTTGGCGCATATTCGCATGGTTGCTGGGTTAGAGAGCGAGTTAGGCACAGTCAAGGTGGAGCAGTACGGCGTAGCCTACGAGACGGCAGCGGTAAAGGTCGGCGGGACTGCTGACGTTGTGGCCTACAACTTGGACAAGTCTGTGCTGGTGATTGCCGACCTTAAGACGGGACGCGGGTGGGTGGACGCGGACAGCGAGCAGATGAAGATTTACGCGCTTGGCGTAATGCAAAAGCTGGGCAAGGTCTTTGACATGGTTGGCCTGACCATTGTGCAACCGCAGACGGGCGAGAACCGCACGCACACAATGACGGGCGATGAATTGCTGAAATGGAAGGCCGAAGTATTGGTGCCATCGGTAGTGGCTGCAGCCGATGGACTCAGTGAGCCTAAACCATCAAAGGATGCCTGTCAGTGGTGTCCAGCTAAGATGATCTGTCCCGCGCAGACCAAGGCGCTGGCAGAAGTACCCGTTACCGCTGACATCACAACCCTGACCCCTGACCAAGTGAGCGATTTGCTGGACAAAGCCGAAATGGTTGAAGACTTCATCACCGCGCTACGCAAGCAGGCCACCAAGACTCTGACAGAGGGTGGTGTATTGCGGGGCTGGCAGATGGCCCCTAAACGTGCTACTAGGCAGTGGACAGATGACATTAAAGCGCTGAAGGTACTGTTAGAGATGGGTGTTCCAGAGGAACAAATATACGAGACATCAATGATTACGCCTGCTGCCGCAGACAAGTTACTCGGCAAGGACAGGAAACAAGTTTTGGATAGCGTGACAAAGAAGGTATCTTCTGGACTCACGTTAACCAAATCCCGTGGGCTAGGCGAAAGCACAGCCCTATTACAACTCTGAAAGCTAAACTCAAATGCTAAATCTATCTTCTGGTAGCGGCTCTGGTAACTACATCCGCTTTTCGCCCCAGGCTAACGCTTGGACCAACAACAACAACGAGGAGATCACGCTAAAGAAAGTGGTCTTTGACATCGACAACATTCGCACCGGCTGGCTGCTGCTGGGTGTCGGTGTACGCGATTGGGTGCAGGATGTATCTGTCGGTAAGAAAGGGCCGCAACCTAGTCCCGAGCACAAACGCGGTTTCCAGGTTGTCTTGTACAACAAGGAGATTGGCGCTGCCGAGTGGTCCAGTAACGGCGTAGGCCCGAACATGGGCTTGGAGCAGATGTACAAGGCTTGCGCTGCCGAGCGTGAGGCTAACCTTGACAAGCTACCCGTGCTTGAGTACAAAGGCTCAAAGGCAGAAAAGATTGGCAAGGGTACGACACGCATTCCGCAATTCGTGCTAACTGGTTGGGTTGCCCGTCCTGCGGGGCTGGATGCAGTGGCAGAGCAAGCTGAGTATGTGCCAGAGCCACAGCCAGTACGCAAGGCGCCGGTCAAGGCTACTGTGATTCAGGAAGATGAGATTTTTTAAGCGTTAGACTGAACGCGCCGACGGCTGATCCCCGTCGGCTTTTTTTTCCCTCAAAAATAATTAAAGGAATAAAGATATGGATTTCGTTGTAGTGCAACAGCATCCAGACTTTTTGTTGTATCTGGACAAGCTGCAAAAAGCTAATGCAGAGGCGTTGTCTTTTTATCCAACTCAAGTGTTTGAACGTGAATTAGAAAAAGGTAGATTATTTCTTGGCTTGCTCAATGGTCAGCCATGCGGTTACATATATATGGGCGCTCAAGGCGACCACGTTAAATGCCATCAGGTATGTATCGAATACGACGCAAGATTGCGTCAATATGGCGCTGCCTTAGTTTCTGCAATGGAAGCATACGCAGAAGAAGGTAAAGCAACGTCTGTTTCTTTGCGATGCGGATTTGATTTAGACGCAAACAAGTTTTGGAAATCTCTCGGGTATGAATGCGTAAATATTGTTGATGGCGGCGTAAGACGCATGAGAAAAATCAATGTATGGCGCAAGCAATTAGCGCCGGAGTTGTTTACAACTTTAGCTTTAGAGCCAGCAGTAGGAAAAACCAACAGCACAATTTGGCGTAAAAACAAAAGCACTGGATTGGTTACTGGGTTTAGTAGAGGGAAAACACTTCAAACCTATAGAAAAATAGTTGTTGATAACAATTCAGAAGGTTAGAAGATGGACACAGAAACAATAGCCAAGACGCTAGGCAACGCCAAGAAAGTTAACGGGCAGTGGCTTGCAAGCTGCCCTGTACTTGGTCACGGCAGCGGGAACGGTGATAAGAATCCAAGCCTGTCAATTACGGAAACCGAGGGCAAGATGCTGTTTCACTGCCACGCTGGGTGCGATCAGCGGGAAGTGTTTGATGCGGTCAGAGAACGCAACCTGTTGCAGTCAACGCCCAAACGTGAGGAGATTAGCTTTACCCAGCACCAGCAGCCGATACTGGAAAAGGAGTGGGTGTACCGCGCAGAGGACGGCACAGAACTGTTTACTAAGCGCCGGTACAAGACGAGTGACGCTAAAGGTAAGACGTACTCAATTCACAGGGTGGATGCCAATGGCAAGCGCATTGCCGGCCTCAAGGACACCAGAATTGTTCCCCTCAATTTGCCAGAATTATTGCAAGCCAAGCAAGCAGGCAAAGCCATTTACTTGGTGGAGGGTGAGAAGGCAGCGGACGCATTGGCGTCCATAGGTGCAGTTGCCACCACCAGCCATACGGGTGCAGGATCATGGCCAACCGAGATCACGCAATACTTTGCAGGCGCTAACGTAGTAGTAATCCCTGACAACGACGAGCCGGGCAGAGTGTACGCGAGGAAAGCCATATCGCAGTTGCTGCCGATTGCTAAGTCGGTGCGGTACTTGGACCTTAACTTGATGATGGAGGGTGACGACGCCTACGAGTGGGTGCATCACATGGCAGGCACGCGCAAGGAACTGGCAGCGTTAGCCAAGCAAGCGCCCGTAATCGTGGACCAGCCCCAGCAGGCCGAGCCGCAGCCAGAGCCATCAGAAGCTTACAACCCGACGCCGCAGTTGCTCAATATTGAGGCATGGGACACCATCAAGGATGAACCGGTAAGCTGGGTTATTGATAACGTGTTGCCGGAAAAGGGTTTTGCCGCCCTGTACGGCCCGCCAGGTAGTTACAAGTCATTTATTGCGCTGGACATAGCCGAGGCCGTAGCCACAGGGCGCAACTGGATGGGCAACCAGATCAGCAGCCCTGGCGCGGTTTTGTACATTGCAGGCGAAGGCCACGGCGGTATCGGGGCAAGGATCAAGGCTTGCAAGATCAACCACAACACCAAGGACGGGGCGCAAATATATGTCATCCGCTACCAATTGAACCTGAGATCGAGCGCCGATGACTTTAACCTACTGATGGAATCCATCGACGCGCTGCTGGACAGGACAGGCATCGAACTGCGCTTAGTGCAGATTGACACGCTAGCAAGGGCGTTTGGCGGTGGTAATGAGAACGACAGCCAAGACATGGGTGCATTTATCCACAACTGCGGACGCCTGCAACGCAAATTGGATTGCTCATTGATGGTTTTGCACCACAGTGGAAAGGACGCCACTAAAGGATTGAGGGGACACAGCAGCCTCTTAGGAGCCGTGGATACGCAGCTAGAACTGCAAAAGCTAGCCAGCAAGGACTTGAAAGAAGGCGTGGCGGGCACCGGAATCCTCACCATAAGTAAGCAAAAGGACGGGCAGGACAACCTTAAATTTGGCTTTGAGATGATCCAGATCAACATCAATCAGGGTGCAGATCAAGGCTTGGGGCTGGACGAGAACGTGTCATTAGCGGTCAGGGAACAGCAAGAAATGATTGACCAGCAGCACAAGCCGACCAAGAAACCACCTTCAAGAAAGGGTGCTGGACCCAATCAATCGGTGGCTATGGATGCCTTACATAAGGCGATTAAGGAGTTTGGGGAGATGCAGATTGTGGACGGCAAACGCAATAAGTGCATCAATTTGGGGCGCTGGGAGGATGCTTGTACCGCCAAATCTTTGACCAATCGGCAGTTTAAGGATAGCAAGTTATCCCTCCAAGAGATCAAAAAGATTGAGATTTACGAGCCTTGGGTGTGGGTGATTTGGGAGGATAGTGAGCAAAATGGCGAGGACTTTTAGGGGTAAATGGGGTGTTTAACGGAATGGACGGAATGGACGGAATGGACAACGGAATGGTAGACCCCCTATTTACCATTTCGTATGGCATAAATTGGCTGGAAAAACGACGGAATGGACGCGTAAGTCTTAATACGCGTCCCATTCCGTCGTTTCAGCCAATGCCCGAATCTTGGTCCAAAGCGTTTGGATGTGTGCAACTTTGACGGAGTGGAAAATGGCGACAAATAAACTTAAAACTTTGGCGATTAAGGAACCGGCGATGCCAGCGTTCCCAGCAGACAAGTTTGACGTGTTTAAAAACGCGGTCATGATGGAACTGACGAACCGAAAGAATACCCATGATGCTGTGTGGGGTATTGATAGACTGGTTTGGTTGGTGGATAGCGAGTTGCGGGAAAAGGTTTGGCTGCAATTTGAGCGCGTTTGGCAGGCACAGGAATCACGGGATGACCAGAAGCTGGATAAGGCGGTTAAAGGGATGTGCAAGGCTTACGATGCGATGGAGCAATGGGCGGTAGCCAACAACGTGCCAGAAGTGCCTAATCTGCGACAGATTGAGCATCAGCAGGCAGATGGTACTGTTTTCGTTATCGTGCCTGATGAGGCTTCTAAACGGCTTTACCTTCAGCAGTGGCAGGGGACAATGGATAGGGAAGTCTGGACGGCGGCTGAGATTGCGATAATCATGGCACGCCAGGCAGATGGCAAAATCAGCGAGATCAAACGACAATGGCCAGATAGTCAATTGGTAAAGGTCGGTGGGCCTAGCGGGTTTGATGATATGGACAATGATTTGGATATGACGACACCGAGCAAAGTGGCAAAGCTGTTCGACACAAAAGCTTTTGTACGGTGAGTGGGATAACGAGGGGAAAGCGGATGCTGGTGAAGTGTTATTGCAATGCGGCGATCAGCCAGACGCAGCGAGTACCCTCACCTTTTGGTAATAGGGCTAGGCTATCGGAACTCGGGTGGCGATAGTCAATAGCATTTGACTATCAAAAACCGCTTTTCGATAACATTTTTAACGATTACGCACACGCGCAGGGGTAATGATGAAGACTTTGGCTGAAAAGACGACAAAAAACGGTGCAATCATGGGCAGACCAGTGAAATGGCCGCCCGAGCATCCAGTTTGGCTAGAGATTGTTGGCCAGGTATCGGGCGGGAAAGCGTTGTCCACTGTGCTAGCGCAGGACAATATGCCAACGTGGGTTAGCTTTCACGCAATGGTGGCGCAAGACGACAAGCTGCGCGAGGCTTACGACAAAGCCGTGCAGGACCGCGCAGACCGGCTAGCAGACGAGATACTGCAACTGTCGGACGAGCCTATGCCAGAGGGCTTAGAGGGCGCTATGGCGAGCGCCTGGGTGCAGCAGAAGCGGATGCAAGTGGATGCGCGTAAGTGGATAGCGTCCAAGCTGAAGCCGCGCACTTACGGCGACCGCATAGATATGACGGTGCGCGATGAGCGTATCAGCGTCATTGACGCGCTTGAGGCAGCCAAGGCAAGGGTAACTGGCATGGCACCATTGGCACTTGACAATGTGACCGACGTGGACTCGCGGCCTGTGGATAACCCACTCTGATCCATGTCTACTATAGACGACGGGTGTTATGTTAAGTTGTTTGGCCTGTGGATTACCTGTGCATAACCTACCGATGCCCTGACCATTTTGCCTTGGCCGCAGGATTTCCCTGACCCACCCCGGGTAGGGCCGACGCAAAGGGCCACGAAAAACGGAGCGTCCACGAACAATTTTTATTTTTTTAATGGTAAAACGACACTATGCAACTACCCATCTACCGAGGCGAGGAAGAACAGAAGCTGATGACCGAGTTATGGTCACCGGCCATAGCGGACGATCCCGAGGCGTTCGTGATGTACGCGTTCCCGTGGGGCGTGAAGAATACGCCGTTAGCCAAGTTCGCTGGCCCGAGGAAGTGGCAGCGCGAGGTGCTACGGGAGATTACGGATCATATTAAGGCGCAAGGCGGCAAGGTTGACTACGACACCATCAGGATGGCGGTATCGAGCGGGCGCGGTATTGGTAAGTCTGCGCTGGTGAGTTGGTTGGTCCTTTGGATGCTGACCACGAGGATAGGCGGCTCGGTGGTGGTTAGCGCCAACAGTGAGAACCAGTTGCGCTCGGTGACCTGGGCTGAGTTGACTAAGTGGTCAGCGATGTTGATTAATAGTCATTGGTGGGAGATTTCAGCGACAAAGCTGGTGCCTGCCAAGTGGTTGACGGACATTGTTGAGAAGGATTTGAAAAAGGGTACGCGGTATTGGGCGTGCGAGGGCAAGCTATGGTCGGAGGAGAATCCAGACAGTTATGCTGGCGTGCACAACCAGGACGGCATGATGCTGATCTTTGATGAGAGCAGCGGTATACCGGATGCGATATGGGACGTGGGCGCAGGATTCTTTACGGAGAATACGCCCGACAGATACTGGTTTGCGTTCTCCAATCCGAGGCGTAATAGCGGGTATTTCTTTGAATGCTTTAACGCCAAGAGGGCGTTTTGGAAGTCAAGAACCGTAGACGCTAGGACGGTGGAGGATACGGACAAGGCGGTGTACGAGCAGATTATTGCTGAGTATGGGGAGAATTCGAGCCAGGCCAAGGTTGAGGTTTATGGGGAGTTCCCTTCGGCTGGCGAGGACCAGTTCATTGGGCCGATGTTGGTTGATGATGCGATGAAGCGTCCCAAGTACAAGGACATGACTGCGCCCATTATTGTTGGGGTTGATCCGGCACGCGGTGGCGCGGATGCGACAGTTATTGTGGTGCGTCAGGGCAGGGACTTGGTTGCGATTAAG